GTGCTGGAGCAAATTCCACTTTGGCTTCGTCTTTTGCCAACGAACGCAGATCAGGTGGAACGGCATAGTTACATGCCAACCGAGAATTCACGCGAAACGTTTTCATTTCATCGTCTTTCGTTCCAATATTTGCCTTCTTCTTGTTCTGCTTGATTTCTTCAAAGCGGACTGTCAGGTAGTAATTGAATTGTTCATTTGACATCTCCACTTTATGAAGCATTTGGTCTTCATCAATGACCTTTGGAAGCATCCGTTCGTCTGCTCCTTTGAAATAGGAAACCAAGCCCTGAATACGACGAGCGAACAATCCCGGATTCTTAATCTGAAGACCTTCCAGAAACATAGACGAAAACTCATTGTAATCGGTAGGAAGGCATTCAAGTGAATCTACAACCGTACGTTCCGCAGAAAGTTCTGCTCCTCCCATCTTTTCCTCAAATTCAGATTTCCAACTCATGACCCAATCCACTGGAGCAGGAATATATTTGATGTCTTCTTTGTATTGAACTGCGATGCGATCTCCTTTCTCGTTATACACCGTTCGGAACTGAGGTGGATTCCGTGTAAGAAGAATGTACTTCTTGAGCGAATTAAACTCAATCGTATCTACGTCAGGAATGGTACGAAGAACTGTCTTCATCTTTTCCTCGTCCCATGTTGCGATGGTCTTGACGGGAATCGTATATTGCTCAATTGGACCACGCAACAGATTCATGAGAAACGCAATTTCATTTGGCCGGTTAATCACTGGCGTGCCCGAAAGTGCTACAACTTTACAATCCTTTGTGCGGTACAGCAAATCATACAGACGACCTGCTAATTGCGATTCGTTGATGACGCGAGAGATAAAGTTATGAACCTCATCAATGATGACCACGCTATTCTCATATGGATTTGGTCCTTCTGTCGGTGCGTACTTGTCTATGTTGGAAGACGACAGACCATTGTACGAGATAAATCGGAATCTCTTTTCAATCAGATCATCAAATTGCGCAGAAAGAACATCCCTTGCCGTTTTGGGAAGAGTAGAATAGTTTGGACTCTCACCGGGAACAGATGTAAAAAACATTCCATGGCGATCCAAAAATGCGTCCGAAAGACCGAGAGAGTTTGCGGTCTTCCGTGATTCGGTTGTCAATGCCTGTTGTCTCCAGTGATGATCAAGTGTATAGATAGGCGCGCCACAGGTACGAATTTCGTTCTTGTAGTTCTGACGAAGAGACGCAGGCAACATAACATACACCGTCCGGTTTGTCAAGAGCGATTCTGCGACTGCGATAGAAGAACATGTTTTACCAGATCCGAGTCCATGGTACAACAAAACTCCACGATACGGAGTTTCAATGGACAAGTAGTCACGAACTATTTTCTGGTGAGGCAGTAGTTCGCGTGTTCCCGTATCTCTCTGAATACAGACATCTATATCCTTGTCCTCCTCGGTTTCAGGAGGAACCCTGTATTTTAAAAACATGCGAGCCACAGAATCGGCAAATGCCTTGCGATTCGGTAGAACGTACGGTCTCGCCATTGTTTCTCCCTAGGATTTATAATGAAACCCTTCATACGGAAAAATCACCGGATCTGGATGGTTAGTATCTATTTGTTTTTGATGGCTGCGTTCTTGTATGTCAAGCCCAGCATTGCATTTGGGCGTGAGGGACGGATTCGCCCCTTCGGAACGCAGGACAAAGAAGCCACTGTATTTCCACTTTGGTTTTGGATCTTTGTAATTTCAGTCGTCTCGTACTCAATTATGATTTATTTCGCCAACTTCCGGATTTAATCGGTTTCAAATGTTTCTGTGACCGAACGGAGTTGATTCAACATACTGAGACGTTCTATATGGTGAGGACGTATGAGTGCCCTTGCCTCTTCAAATGTCTTCCACGCAATTCCCGAGATCTCTCGGCGTTGCATGGCAGTAAATCTCTGATTCAAATTCACAAGCTCGGGTGTTTTGAGCAATGCGATGAAATAGATATGTCTGTAGCGAATTCCATTGAGTCCCGTAAAGGTTTCCTCCAACATCAGATTGTTCAGAACAATATAGGCCTCGCGAGGAACATTGGTCTCTTCAAAGAATTCACGGACTGCGCACGCTAGATCTGTTTCTCCTCTCATTCGTCTTCCCTTTGGAAATCCCCATTCGGGTTCTGTATAGATAGACAAGTTATCTCGCATCAGTGAAACTCGGTCTAAGGAATAGAATCGTTCCTTTGAAAGTGTATAGTCGCTGATAGACCGATCATCTCCCCAAAGTGTTTTCCATAGCGTATCAAAGGATTCTGTAGCGAGAAGTGCCTGTTCTTTCAAGGTCATGTTTTTAACCAAGGTGGCTACATATTCTAAATTTTTGGGATCATACTTTCCACGCATAAATTCTGCGAAACTCATGCTGTCTTTTCTGCGAATCATAAGGAGAGATGTATTGTTCCAATCCACTGGCATCTTGTTCGCATTCAATAGAAGGATACCACAGGAGAGAACTGGGTCTTTACACATACGAAACAAATGTCCCTTTCCACCACAATTATTACAATACATCAAGGTTGCTTGAGGTTGTCGTTGCGGGACTGGGGTCCGTTTTTCCATTGTATAGGATACATCCTTCCTGAGAAAGTTCCTTCCTTAACATAAATGGGTGGTATGTTCAGTTTATTCAGCTCAAAACCTCCAGCCCCTGCTCCGGCTCCAGCTCCTGCTCCAGCTCCGGCTCCTTCTACAAGCACTGCCTCTTCAATTGCCAAACCAGTCAGTGCATTGTTCAGTGGTCTTTCGTCTACGTTTCTTGCGGTCGTAGGAGGTATAGTTTTATTGATAGTTGGAGTCACTTTCTACAATTATCTTCGGAAAAGGACTGGACAGGAATCTATTTTCTCCTCGGTTTCGGGATCTGGAGATACAACTCCAAGCCCAGTGGATGGAACGCAAAAGAAGGTAATTTCAGCTGCGGATGCTCCTGCTGGAAATGGTACGGATTATGGTATCCAGTTCTGGATGTTCATTAAGGATTGGGACTACAAGTTCTCTCAGGAGAAGGAAATTGTCAAGCGAATCGCATCTTCTGGCGGAACAGATTCAAGCCCGTACATCACTCTTCATCCAACCGACAATAGCATTCAAGTACGTGTTGCGATCTATCCAAACACTCCAGGAGGAGGTGCTGCGTCTGTTCCTACATCGAATAGTACAGGTGATTCCTTCCTATGCTCGGTTGAGAACGTTCCTCTCCAATCTTGGTTCTCTGTGTCCGTGACCGTGTTCCAACGTAACGTGGACATCTACATTAACGGACGTCTTGTGAAGTCCTGTGTATTGCCAGGTGTTCCAAAACCAATCGTAGGTGATTTGGTCATTGGAGACAATGGTGGATTCTCTGGATCTGTCTGTAACCTCCATACGTACACGAACGCATTGACTCCAGACGATGCGAAGGCCTTCTTTGCTGCGGGTACAAATTGCCAGGCACCTACTCCAACTTCTGCGGGAGTAGACCAGGACTCTGCGTTCATAACTCTCTTTGGCTACACGTTCCGTTTCAGCACACTTGATAAAGCTGGAAAGGAATTAAGCAGTTATACCCTCTAAGAATCAAATGAAGATATTGTTGAAATGCCCAACACGTTCTCGTCCACAGAAAGTACTTGAAACGCTTCAAAATTATATTCGTCTCGCAGCATCCTTAGAACAACTCGGAGTCGCAGTATCTTGCGATACGGATGACGAGTTAATGAAAAATCCAGTAGAACTTCAATCTCTTCTCCGTAGATGTGCCTGGAGTAACATCTTCTATAGTCCAAATAGGACGAAGATTCAAGCGTGTAATGCGGATATGGACAAGATTGATTGGGATTGGGACATTGTCGTTTTGGTGTCGGACGACATGATCCCACAAATTCGGGGATATGATGAAGTCATCCGAAATCATATGCTCGCGAAATTTCCAGATCGAGATGGTATTCTGTGGTTTAACGATGGACACCAAGGAGACAAATTGAATACATTGTCTGTCTATGGTCGTGCCTTCTACGAACGACAGGGATACATGTACAATCCATTGTACAAGAGCTTGTTCTGTGATACTGAGCTCACAGATCAATGCCGAGCCGAATACAAGGACAAATGTGCATACATTCCCTATTGTATCATTCGCCACGAGCATCCAGGAACAGGATTCGCACAGCGAATGGACAAGTTGTACCAAACAAATCAGGCCTATTGGAATGAAGACATGTATACCTACATTTCTCGCAAATCGTACTCCTATGATTGGTCTATTCTCATTCCAACCATTCCTGGTCGTGAAACATCCCTTCGCAACTTGATCGCATCTATCCGCGAAAAACTTCAACGTTTGTCTCCTCAGTTACGCGTAGAGTTCTGTATTCGGTTTGACAACAAAGAAATGAGCATTGGGAACAAGCGTCAAGAACTCCTTCAAGGAGCAAAGGGTAAATATATGTCGTTCATTGATGACGACGATGATATCACCGACGAATATGTCCAAGATATTACAGAAACGATTCGTGGAAATTACCACGTGATGTATCTTCGTGGTAAAATTGACAAGTATACATTCAAACATAGCATCTCGAACAAATTGAGTGGATTTATGGCTGACGATACTGGATTTCTTCGTCCACCGAATCATTTGAACCCAATACTTACAGATGTTGCGAAGAACATTAGTTTCCGTGATGCTACGTATGGAGAAGACCTTGACTGGACGCTTCGTCTTGCTAAGACAGGATTCTTATCACGAGAGTATGTGTCTTCAGACAATAGGATTCATTATTTGTACAATATGGGTAGTCGCACTATACACCAAGGTACACTGGACGCACAGAAAACAACAACCTATGAGACCATGCTGAAGGCAATCTTCACTCCAAATGGAGCAGTTATGGAAAATACCGAACGTCCTCCGGAATCAGGTCCAAAAATTCCAGTTCTGCGCCTAGGTCGCAATGGCTTCCTTTCTGTATAAAAGATAATGTGGATACTTTCTATCCTAGTAATCCTCGCACTTGTTGCTCTGGTTGTCTATTTTGTAGTATACGACCGAGAGGAGACAGATGCGAGTACACTTGTCGCAGGATCACAATCAGGGATGACGAAGACCGTGCTTCCTTATGAACTGAAATCATCCTTCAATCAACCAGAAGGATTAACCTATTCCTACGCGATGTGGATTCTGGTGAAGGATTTCTCTTACGGATATGGTCAGCAGCGTACAATCCTTTCCAAGGGAGACGCCCCAGGTGTGTATTTGGATTCTACCTCCAATTCCCTGCTTGTTCGCGTGAAGACCTATGGAACAACAGAAGCTATTCTGATTCCAAACATTCCTGCGAGAAAGTGGGTTCATCTTGCACTCGTTGTGAACCAGAATTCAGTGGATATCTACATTAACGGAATCTTGCGTCAACATCATACGTTGTCTCAACTCCCTGATCTGACGGAAGACAAACTCCAAGTTGGAGATGGTTGGAATGGAGTCGTTGGAAACATTTCCTATTACCCTCGTTCTCTGTCGTACGCAGAGGTTAGCACCATGTCAAAGGAAACTCCTCCTCCTGACATGGAACCAAAGATAGCATCTCCAAACTATTTTGATATCACTTGGTACACTGGACGCTTAAATTCTAAGTAATCAGTAAATGAGTTCAGGAGGAAGACGTGGAATTGATGTTTCTGGAATTACAGGAATCCGTGTTCAATACGCATCGGATGCGACTCGGCGTCTTCAGGTACAGGAAATGTATCAGAATTTTGCTCCTCTGAGTGCGAACGCGTATCGGAACCGCACTCCGAATAGCTATGGGGACTATCTTCAGTTTATCCAAGGAATCAAGGAAGTTGGTCGTCGCGATATATCGTTGTCCGATTGTAGCACATGTACAGGATTGCCCTATCAGTATTCAGCAGTCCTTACATTTCGGTCCTAGCCCTGCGGGTCTTGCGTAGCCGTTCTCTGATTTTCTTGCGTTCTTTTACATCTACATGAGGATCATAGGTAAAGAAGTACTGAATGAACTCCGCTGAGTTCTTATCTTTAGACAGCTCTTCGTAGAGCTTTGATTTATTTTTACGGAGGTCCGTCTTGGTCTCCTGAATCCCAATACAATCTTTGGGAGTCAAGAGTTCAAATCGCCGTTTGGGTTTGTGAGAGGCAAGATCCACCATTCGTTGCGCGATACATAACGTATTTGCGACATTCTGAGAAGACCCCTTCGCAGAATAGATGTATGCGAAGAAGAACTGAAGAATGGTAGGAATGCTGGCAACTTTTCCTCCTCCAGGAATGCTATGATAACTATGGCAAGCAGTTGTTTCATAAAATTTAAATTGAACAGATCCATCTTCTTCAATTACGTTGTACAAAGGAGGTAAGATCTCAGACCCCTCATAGAACTGAACTGTTCTACCTTTTGTGAGTTTCTCAATGGTTTCCTTTTCAGCAAGAAACATCGCAGGTGTGGTCAGATCTTTCTCCAAATGAACTTCTGCTGCAGTAGCTCCCAATAGAACAACGGGTTCTTCTGTCAAAATTCTACGGAATTCCTTCTTTCGCTCCTTTTCAATTTCTGGATGAGGACTTGTCTTTCCTGCCTTACATTGAATTGGGTAATGTTTGTTGAGCAGTAGCAAACGTTCATAGACCTTCTTCCAACGAGACACATCTCCGCGAGGACGAGAGAGTTCCAAATACATGGACATCCGCAAGAAATCGGGACTCACATAATGGATTCCGTTGCGAGTAACGTTTTCATCCCAGAGACGATCGAATACAAGAGATTCCAAATGTGTGATGTCCGCAACACCTTCAAAATCTGCGAACACTTTGAATGTTCCCAAATGGACTCCTGGCTTTACCTCAATGTTTTTGATTCCAATCTCTTTCAGTTTGTTAGCTAGAAACATGGCATGTTCTTGAGGAGTCCGACTAAAAAAATCATAGTCCGGAACTTCTACTTCTGGATTGTAAAATCTATCCTCGGGTGGAAGAAGGTTGTTGATGGCCGTTCCACCATAACAAAGCACTGAATGTGTCTTCAAAAAATCTTCTACAACTTTCAGGGCCGATTGAACGAGTGGGTCGGCCGCCATGCGGCGGTTGTTCTCCTGCTCTAGCTCTTCTGCTATTTTGACCACCTCTTCCATTGTTATGAAGGCAGAAAACGAAAAAGTCCTGGTTTTTCCTCTTGGGGGGCAACAAGGAATGCCCCGCCGCTACAACCTTCGGAAACGCGATACGTCGGTCAAGTGGATGGAGGACGAAACCCTCAAGGACACCGACACTGAAGATGAGTCCGAGGACGAGGACTATGTACCTCCCGAAGAGGATGAAGAGGACGTGGATACTTCTGTAGAAGACGAGGACGAAGATCTAGAGGAAGAAGACGACAGTCCTCCTCAGTCCATTACAATTCCAATTCCCAAGAATGGTGTTGTGAAGATTGAAATTGATAACCGCAAATTTGATGACGATCTGATGGAAGACGAAGATGACATTGAAGAGGAAGAGGAAGAAGAAGCAGTTGGTGGATTTCTGGACTATCTTGCGAACAAGTACGTTCCTGCGAGCAAGCGTCGGAAATCAAAGAAGAAGGAAGAAGAATCGGAGGATGAACCTGCCTTGGAACTGAACGATCAAGAGCAAGAGTACTTTGATGATCTCTCCAAATCCAAACAGAAAAAGTTCAACAAGCAGATGAAGCAACTCGCAACACTTGTCAGCGATGGAGATGTACCGTTCAAGTTTCGTGTGCTTGATTTGCCTATCTCTGATTCCATTAAGGCAACCGTCATCAAGAAGATTGATTTGTTGGACAAGATGGAGTCCGATGGCGGAGAAGGTCATAAATTGCGGGCTTGGGTAGAAGGATTCCTTCGTATTCCCTTTGGAACAACCGTTCCTCTGCCTGTGAAGATTGACGATGGACCCAAACCATGTGCAGAGTTCCTTTCCGAAACACGCAAGACATTAGATGGAGCAGTGTATGGTATGAATTCAGCCAAGACCCAGATTATGCAAATTCTTGCCCAATGGATTTCCAATCCTCAATCGGTTGGCAATGTGATCGCATTGCGTGGTCCAATGGGTGTAGGAAAGACAAGCTTTGCGAAGAATGGAATTGCGAAAGTCCTCAAGCGTCCCTTTGAGTTCTTCAGTTTGGGAGGAGCAGCGGATAGTGCGAACTTTGTTGGACATGCCTATACATACGAAGGATCTACATGGGGACGTGTTGCAGATAGTTTGATGACAGCTCGCTGTATGAATCCAGTCATGTACTTTGATGAATTGGACAAGGTGTCTACCACTCCTCATGGTGAGGAAATCGTATCCATGCTCATTCACATGACCGATCGCACTCAGAACAGCCAGTTCCATGACCGCTACTTCGCAGGAATTGACTTTGATTTGTCTCAGTGCCTCTTTGTGTTCAGCTTCAATGATGAAGAGAAGGTTCATCCCATTCTCAAGGATCGTATGCAGGTGATTCATTGTTCCGGATACACAGCAGATGAGAAGAAGATCATTCTCACGCAATACGTCTGGCCTCAGATGATTGAGCGTGTAAAGTTGGACAATGTAACAATTTCAGAAGAAGCGATTAAGTTCTTGATCTCTGAGTATTCCAAGGAAGAAGAAGGTGTCCGAACGCTTATGCGCTCTATGGAAACCCTCCTTACACGGATTAATCTCCTGCGTATCGCAGATGAAGAAACTGCGAAGTCCTACAAGTTCTATACCAAGCTCAAATTCCCTCTGGAAATTAAGACCGAACTTGCCAAGCACATCTTGGAAGATACAAACACAAAACATGCGAATGAATCGTGGCGTCATCTTTATACCTGAATCCATTCCATCTGATCCACAGGAACTTCCATGACACATGGATTGGCGTCCATCGTAGAAAAGATGAATTCAAGATGAGAAGAGGTCTTGGACACTCCAATGCAGTACTCAATTGTTCTAGACCGAAACACAAACGGAAGTGAGATTGCCTTCGGTTTGTAGGTTTCTGCGTCCAACGATACAAACATATGGTAATATTTACGAGGAGATGTATGCTCTACAAAATGGACTAAACACCACAACTCTTTTTCCATCCGCAGAGGGACTGCAGATCCACGCAAATGGCGGAAGAACGTTGGAGTGGAATGGCTTGTATGGAGAGACAACGAAGTTTCCTTGAAGCTTCCAATCTCAAGGGGATGCCAGCGATAAATAACATCGTCCGTGTCATTGATAGGAATCCAATTCTTTTCACACTCCTGATCCGTTGGTGATTCAAGTACGCGACAATTCGCGTAGTTGCCTCCTTCAACATCATATTCTCCCTGAAGAACACGGATCTTGTCCGAATACTCCGCAGTCGTCGCAGTGAAACAAAGAGTTCCTGATTTGTTCGTATAAACACGTACATCCTCCAAACCAAGAATACGTTTGTCCAACCGAGGAAGAGAAACAGATTCATCTCGCATTTGCATCGTCATCTGAGGAGTCCATACTGCATTTTGTGTCCGTACCTTGTGATGATCTGCGTACTTACCTTCTTTCATCATATACGATCCATTGGTATGGTCAATGTCATAATTTACAAAGCGTACGTTGTGGTATTGCGTTCCTTTCCAATTGAAGACGCAGGTGGACGTAGGATGATAATTGTATCCAAACACATCATGAAGAATAGGATGGTTGCGAATCGTTCCTTTGAGAGGTGTGATGTAAAAGGGTAAGTTAGAGAATACACTCTCTACAAAGTCCTTCTTCTGAAGAAGATACTTCATAGAATCGCGCAATCCTTCTTCCCGTTTGCCAACATAGAAATCCAGAATGGTCTTTTCATAGTCAAACAATCCATTGTAGATGTCGGTTTCTAAAAACAGCGAATCTGTTGGCTGTGATAATCCTCGTCCTTTCAGCATATAAAAGTATGCCTTGTAGTGATGTCCCAATTGACGAAAGTGTTTGGTGAGTTTGTACAAGGCCTCTGCTCGTTCTGGACGATACTGATGAGCACGCAACATCCATGCCTCAAACCGAACAGAATCATCTAATCCTTGATAACATTGTGCGATCATGTAATGACAATACCATGTTTCTTCAAACCACCCACCTAAGGCAATTCGCTTCTTGTACATACGAATGGCATCCCGATACCGAGCCAATGCGTTGTAGGTCTGGCCGAGATAGAACATATACCGTCCATTGGTAGGTTCCTCTTCCAATCCTCGTTCTAACAACATCGCATCTCGTATAAATTTATCTGCCTTACACCCTCCATCGTTCATATCCTGAATATATGCGACAGACGTTGGAAGTGCCTTTGTAGGTCCATCCCAGTATTCGTGGGTCACTCCACGACAAACCCAGTTGTGATCCATGCGAATAAGACGACAATTTGGATATTCTAGATTTCCTGCGCATTGAACCAATGTGTATCCAACTTCGGTGAGTACTTCCTTTCGCAAGGTTCCTTCTACGAACACCATATCTGCGTCCAGCAAAAGTCCATACGTTTGAGTGGCATCCCAACCCAGTGAATCTACCAGTTGCTTCGCAGCTTGAAAGCTTTTGGTACGATTATACCCAAAGTCCTTCCATTCGGACGTCGTCAACGAACCCAATTCCTTCTGTAAAAATTCACGTGCGATGTCCTGCGTAGTGTCTGTAGATCCTGTATCGTGAATACAGAAGGCATCTACTACACCTTTCAAAGATTCAAGACAGCGAGATAAAATCTTGGATTCGTTTCGGACCATCAAAAGAGCAATCAGTTTCATCTCGCGTCTATTTTGTTTGAACTCTTGCCCATCTGTCTAAACAAATGAGTACGGATTTTGTAAAACAAAGTTTGCGGGACAATCTTGCTCGCGTTCTCGTTCCTCATGTAGCCGATGGTCTCTGGAGCATCTATGACAATGCGTTGAAAGCTTGCCAGCGCAACGGCCAACCCGAAAAGACCCTTCAAACATTTCAGAACCTTCTGACACGCGTGTCTCAGTGGTCCGACGAAGTGATCGATCAAGAGGTAGATCGTATTCGGATCGCATCCAAGTGTGATTACATTGAGGACTTGCTTCTGGGTGTGTTTGTGAGCTACATTCGTGCCTTCGCAAGCTTACAACATTCCGATGCTACACATGTCAAGGTTGATTTTGAACGGCCAAGTTTGTCCAAGTTTATACATGCCTTCTACAAGAGTTCCGCGCGGAAGAGTTGGACGGCAGCATATTTGTTCAAGACAATCGGTGTATCGTCTGAACAGCAAGCTCGGAATCGTCGTGACATTGAGGCCACGTTGGAGGCCACATTGTCCGAAGTGATTGATAGTTTCATTCCTTGGCGTGAAATCAGCAAGGCCTATTTCCATGCTCGCGAAGAAGCCGCTCCTGCTCCTGAGCCAGCCAAGCCATCTCTTCAATTCGCAGATAAGAACGATGTTCATGAATTTGAAACCGATGACGAGGAGTCAGAAGAAGAGGAAGAGGAGGAAGAAGAGCCACCTAAGATCACGCTTGGGGAGGATACAAAATTGGACTTTGATGATGACAAGGCATCTGTGAATACCGAAGATGAGCTGGAGGCAAAACTGAAGGAATCAGAAACTGTTTCGTTAAATCTTTGAAACTCGTTCCACCTCCGCTGAACAAAGATGATGGACGTTCAAACCCTTGGAATGATAGCCGCCGTCGTTGTAGTCGTAGTTGTCGTTCTGTACGTTTATGATCGTCGTTCAAAGCAACAACCCGTTGAGATCATGGATGCCGCAAAGCTTGCCATCGGAGCAGGTGCGATTGCAAGTGGAGTTACATACGCCGTTGGCGGCGACTCTTTACCCGACGTTGTTGAGAAAGTCGCTTCCGTGACCGAGACCGCGCAAGAGATGTTCGTTGGGAAGCCGGATTGGTAAAGAATTTAAAGAAAATCATACAATTTCATACAATGGGATACGAAAGTGCTAAAATATATAAATTGGAATGTGGCGATGGGTATTACTACTACGGTTCAACGATTAACGAACTCAGAATTCGTCTTCGTGACCATAAAAAAGCTTCAAAAACTCAACCATATAGAGTTTATCAACATATAAACGCTATAGGGTGGAAAAATGTCAGGATAATATTGGTTCAAGATTGTCCATGTCAAAATAGACGTGAGCTCACAATGAAAGAGAATGAATATATTAAATCAAATAAAACCGACCCATTTTGCTTGAACAATATATTGGCGTATATAACTGAAGAAGAAAGAAAAGAATACAAAAGACAGCATACTGAACGGAATAAAGAAACCCTAGCAGAGTACCACAAACAAAAAAGAACCGGAAATCCAGAAGTAACCGAATATATGCGTAAATACCGCGAAGCTCATAAGGATGAACTTAAGCAAAAGAAAAAAGAGTACTATTTGGCACATAAAGAACAATCAGATGCTAAAAATAAAGAGCGTTATTACAAAAAACGCGAAGAAATCTTAGCAAAAAAGCGTGAAAAATACCACGAATCAAAATAGATCGATCTAACCTAGACGACCAAACTTTAGATTTGTAATATGATTGATAGCGGCCCAGATGATAAAGACCCATGCACTTAACACGTAGAGCGAGGTCCAGACACGAAGAGCTGTTGTCTCTGGAATCATTCCTGCGACCTCAGATGTGGTCAAGGACCCAACTGCGTAGTGAAAGTAGTCAAAGATACTTGTCGCTCCTCGCAACTGACCATAGAAGAACACATACGTCACGAGCGTGAATACAATGTTTACAAAAAGGGCAAATCCAAGAAGCGAAAGGAATCTACGCATTCGCCGTTTATTCTTCGGTTAGAGATAATGGCATCTTACAATCGAATGGCCTACATACGTCGGTTGGGCGTTCAACCAAAGGATGGAGTGTATACGTTTACTTTCGACGAAAGCAATGCAGTGCATGACCAACTTGTAGGCGATCTCGCAATGGAATTTGGACTGGATATGCCCAAAGATGGAGATACAGTGAAGATTACAGTGAAAGGAAAAACGGTCACTGATATGAAAGTGGAAGAAGATCCTGGACTTCCTGGAGGAAAGCGTCGCTCACGACTCAATAAAAAGACACGGCGTGCCAAGCGGAAGATTGGCAACACGAAACGCCGTTAATTTTGTAATCTCACGACGAGGAACTGCGTCCTTACAATACCTCGCAATTGCCTTGTACAAATGGAATCCATGGTAGCGATCATGATTATCACGCTGCTCACGGAACATGACGGAACTCCCATCACTTTGGGTCATCCATTGAAGGAAAACTTCCCTTAATGGATTTGACGTTTCCGCATCTGGACCTTCTGGAAACATATCCCAGAACACAGAAGTCGCAAACCGACACAAATCAAAACTTGCGGAAGGTGGAATGTGTGGATGCTTCTGTGTGAAGAATGGTTCCATATTGTATTGACCACATGCCTCTTCATCTGGATAGAATTGGCTGCTGACAAACTGCTTTGGATCCTTCATTCCAATCAAACGCAATGACATAGTTGCGCGATCAAAATCAATGATCTTCATGATGTAGCCATAGGTAGGAACTTTGTACAATACTCCATTGTGGCGATAGCAAATATGCTCTTCTGAAGTACGAACGTACATGACATTGTTTCCATGGAGATCATTGTGTGCCAGTCCATAGTTCCGTTGCGCATAGGCAAGTGCGAAGACAATCTGAGCAATCCAAGCAGCATGTTTCTCAGGTTCTGTGTGCTCTTTGATGAGGTCATAATACGTTCCTTCGCATACTTCCATAGCTGTAGTAATCACGGGAACATTGTGAAACGTTGCCCATGCGAAGGGTTCCTCTTCATCCGCTTCTTCCTCTTCTTCATCACTATCTACAGAACAAACGCAGGATTCAATTTCAAATCCATCGTCTGAACTTTCGGTTGTATCGTCTTCGTCATAAGGAGACGATTCAGAGCTTCCTTCACTGAGTTCGTGCGAGCGTGTGGAAGGAGAACTGACATGATCCGCTTCTACATCTTCTACTCCATCCAAGAGTTCTTCTTCTCCAAGCATGACACCTGGACGTTGGCTACGCGTGTGATGGAATTCTGCATGTGTATCAGGATGACGCAAACGAAGTTCAAATGTCTTTCCAAGATTATCCGCAAACCATTTCCGTTCCAAAAGATCTTCGTAGTCATCCGAAATATCAATGGTATGATCATCCGCAAGTCCAACATAGACACCATACACCTTCGGGAAATGAACACATCCTGATTCAGACAAAGCTATACTTGCGAGTGCTCCAACATATCCCGCAGTGTTTGGACTTTGAAGCTTCTCTTGCATATCCGATGCGACGTCCTCTGGTTTCGGAAGACCAAAGACACCATAATCTCCACGCATCCATTTGAATGGGCTCAGAATCATCGTTGTCTTGCGATGAATTGGGGTTGTTCTACCTTTGGACGTTTCAATATACGTTTCATCTATAACCTTGGAAACCTCTTCCGTAAGCTTTACTCCGTATTCGGACAACAACGATATATTGTCTGTCTTGAATAATTTTTCAAGAGGAGGGAAGAACGGCTGAGCGTTTTGAAGCTTCCAAGCAGTTGTGTCTAAGGGAGTGTGGCGGTTCAATTTCATAGAAACTGCCGTTGAGCGAAGGTCCTTCACCATTGTTTTGGGGCACGGCAATCAAACCTGCGAACTGAACGACAAAAGTATTTTGGTGATGTTTAAATAGATGAACTTCGAATTGAGAAAGTTCGATATAAACATGATTAAGGAGAGATGTGATATTGATTCACGCAAATCTCCTATGATTGTCATTATCGGTAAGAAGGATACCGGGAAGTCCTTCTTGGTACGTGATATTCTCTACAACACACAGCAGTGTTTTCCAGTAGGAACTGTCATTTCCGGAACAGAGGTTGCGAACGAGTTTTTTCAACACATGGTTCCCTCCAAGTTTATTCACGACAAGTATTCGCCAGACATTGTTATGAATGTCATCAAGCGTCAAATGGCTGTCAAACAGAAACGAAACCAACAAAAGACAACTAGTGGTGGATCTTCAAATCTGGATCCTCGTGCCTTCTTGATTCTGGACGATTGTTTGTATGATAGTTCATGGATCAAAGAAGAATCCACTCGTTACGTGTTTATGAACGGCCGTCACGTGGATTTATCTACAATGATTACGATGCAGTACCCACTCGGTATTACACCAAACTTGCGTACAAACGTAGATTTTGTCTTCATTTTACGCGAGAACATTCTCGGCAATCGTCGCCGTATCTACGAGAACTACGCAGGTATGTTTCCTACCTTTGAGATGTTCTGTATGTTCATGGATCAATGTACAGAAAACTATGAATGCTTGGTTATCTGTAACAACGTGTCATCTAACAAGTTAGAAGATCAGGTGTTCTGGTATAAAGCATCTGATCATCCACCATTCCGACTCTGCGATCAATCTCTCTGGGCAGACAATCGTCCGTTCCAAAGTGCGATGTTATCGGCAGATCAATACAACCCAGAGTTCCTCAAAAAGAAGAATTCAGGGCCGTCTGTATGGGTTAAAAAGCAAGAAGGACCTCGGCATTAAGCGCCAACCTAAAGGTAGTCCTTATGCGTCCCGCAACACACCCTCCGTAGGATGAACGGGAGCAGCTGCATCTTCCAATGCCTTCTGCTGATTCTCACGCTTGCGACGCTCGTTCTCCTCCTTCTGTGCCTTAATCTTTGCCTCACGCTCCTCTGCGAAGAAGATCTCCTTGTTGGCCTCGTTCTCCTTGTAGCGACGCATCAACTCATTCAACTCCTTCTCCGCATATTCAACCTCTGGCATCAAGTGCTCCGATGGATCCCATGGGAGCCAAGCACCCACCTTACCAATGTACAAGTTGTCCTTGGGATACTTGCGCTGGAAGACCTTGGCCATCACCTGTGCCTCTTCCACCGTAGCAAATGCACGACGTACCTTCACACCACGTACGTTGGACTTGAACTCCACCTTGTTGTCATACTCCTCCTGAAGCTCCTTCTCGTGCTTGAGCAGGAAGACCTGATACTGCTCTTCCAAATCAGTTTGCTTAATCTCAGCATCGCGGACCTTTGCATATTCTGTCGCATCTCCGAGCAAGTCATCAATCTTGATGTTGTACTTCTTGGACAAGAAGGCCATAAAGTGCTCAAGACCCTTCACCTTCCAGTCGTAGTTCATGAACTGAATGAACTTGGAAAAGAAGAAGCGATTCTTGTCAGCGATGACCTTCTCGGGAGACAAGAAGGAAACGATACAATACTTCTGTGTGGGAATCTCGGGATCCTCATCCAAATAATCGATAGCAGATCCATCGTCTTCTGTCTTAGGGAGTGTCTCGCGGGGCATTTATTGAAACACGTGGTTCTCTTGAAAGTCATTTCTACGCAGGGATATAAATGTACGATACACTCACCTCTGCCGCACTCTTTCTCGTTCTCGTCCCAGGTGTTGTTTTGAACATTCCCCCCACGGGAGGATTCGCAGCGGCAGTCGTCCATGCCATTGTATTCTACCTTGTTCAGTCGTTCTTGCCAATGTACGTTCCTTCCTGGGGAATTTGGATCATCGCAGGCATTGTTGTAATTGCTAAGGTATGGTCTGGGCGGTCCACCACACCAAGTACGTATTAAGTTAAAGATTAAAACTCAAACAATAACTAATGGGTTGTATATATAGAATCTTATGTATACCAAATCAAAAATCTTACATAGGACAAACCGAAGACAATACACCATATAATCGGTATTCTAAACATTGGTATAATGCAAATGTCCGTAATCTTCAATACCCACTTTATAACGCATTCCGCAAATATACAACCGATGATTTTAAAATTGAACTAATTAGGACATGTTTGAATGAACATCTAGATTCGCTAGAAGCTTACTATGCCGAAGAATTTCAATCATATGTATGGCAAAATGGTTATAACGTTGCCCCATGTGGACGTGGCCAACCAAGAAACTATACACATAAAGAAGAAGCGCGTAAGAAGATGAGTGAACGTAAAAAGGGTAAACTTACTGGTGTAATGAAATCTCTAAATCGTGAAAAGATTGCGATGGCAAGTTACGGTAAGCAATTTAGTGAAGAATCAAAACAAAAAATAAGAGACAATCGTAAGGGAATATCGCCGCGTCCCCGACTGTATACACAGCAGGTATTAGAGATACGAGAAAACAAAGACAATTTAACTCAAAAGCAATTAGCCGAGAAGTATAATATCGGATACAGGACTATCAGCAATATTCAGAGAGGAAAAAGTTACAAAAGTGTCTAGTGAAAAAATATCCAAAGGCATTTATAAACACAATGGAGCAGTCAAAGCCAAAGCCAGTTTCCGCCGGTCTTGATATGGGATCCCTCGTCATGAGTCTCGTGAAGTATTTGTTGGAAGGTCTCGCAGTCGCCATCGCTGCCTTCGTTCTCCCCGGCAAGACCCTCAAGGCAAGTGAGGTCGCCATGATCGCATTGGTCGCAACTGCCACGTTCGCCATTCTTGATATCTATGCTCCTTCTGTTGGCTCTTCTGCTCGCACGGGTGCTGGTTTCGGTATTGGCGCCAACCTCGTTGGATTTCCCCGCGTATAAGTAAATGCCAAAAGGACCAGAGAATATGGATTGGAAACCCTCTAAAGAGCAAAAAGATACGGCTACGGCATATGGTCTGTTGAAGAAATTACGCGAGGAAGCTGCTGTAAAATCAATGGAAAAAGATGCGGATCAAAGGGTACGCGAAAACGCACTTCGTATATGGGATAGGAAGCTGAAGGGCCAAAGTCGTCGTCGCTCTAAGAAAACTCGTCGCACTCGTCGTCATTAAGGTTTCAGAGTGGACGCCAGAGTAGCAGCCAGTGAAGTTGTGAGAACAACTGCTACATTGTTTTGACTCAACTGCATTGTGGTCAACAATACATTACAAACAGGACTCGCCGTTGCGATAACTGATTGTGCCAAATCCCAGATAGAGTGAGGGATGCACAGGTTATCAAACGCTAACGATGAACTTACGTGTACACCATAGTTCACCGCTAACGCAATCGCTGCAGTTTTTGCCGCGACGAGCGCCATTTTCAAGTATCTAACATCTTCTTTCCAATGGACGCCTATCTCGTACGATTTAATGGCAAATGGTTTCAAATCCGTCCTAGGTCATACGAACCTGAACGCATGACAACCGATGTAGCGTGGGTCCAAATTCGGGAGAAGGTGGATGCTCCGACCGCCTACCGACTCTGGTTTACGAAACAACGCAAACTTTCTCGCCTTCTTCAACAATGATAGAACTTCTCCTTTTGTTTGCAATCTTGGTTATTCTCGTCTATCGCCTTTGGGAGCCATTCGTAAATCCACCCAAGCGTGAGATTCCCGTCGGAAAGGCAAAGGTCTACTTTTTCTACACAAATTGGTGTGGATTCTCTCAGAAAGCCATGCCTGAGTGGGAGAAGTTTGAATCTGCTGTCAAAGAAACACCTTATTTCGGAACAACAGAAGTCACACCTGTTCGCGTTGATTGTGAAGAAGATCAGGCAACCTGTTTGTTGTACGAAGTTCACGGATACCCAACAATCAAATTAGAAACAAGTTCATTGCTGCGTGACTTTGAAGGCAAACGGACATCAGAAGGTCTACTTCAATTCCTTCGGGAATCGCTTGGAAAGGAACGCAAGAGTTTGTGAGTATCCTTGCTCGTAAAGATGTTTCTTATCGTCGGAAGTGATGTCCTGAAGAATAGAAATAGAGTTCTCTTGAAGCCAGAGGACATTGTTGGCAGCCGGTTTCCCACGCATTCCACGATAGACGCGATGTAAGAACGTTGCGATTGACATCTCAGACAGATCTTCTTGACAGATTGCCTCTGCTGGATCTGAAATATGAAGAACCAATCCATGTTCGGGAACAAGCGATTCCAATGACTCAACTAGAACTCCACCATCTAAATACACCTCAGAGTCCACAATTTGTGGAACATATACGAGTGGCAAACAAGATGAACATTTAATTGCTTCTAAAATTGAAACCTTTCCAGACATGAACGTACTTGTATGGGTCGTCATGTTGGATGCTAGAATACACAACTTTTGAGGAGCATCTTCAATCAACTTTCCACGAAGGTCCACATTCTGTGCCGCAAACGCGCGTAGAAGTGTCTCTTCCAGAAGATCCATCGTAAAGAACCCCTTCTTTTCCACAAGATTACTCACGTGTTGAAGACGTAAGGTAGGAACAAATTTGTTCAGGTCAAAATGATTGTCAAACATGTCCTTGATTTGCGATGCCTTCAAATTGAACGCGACTGCAGTTGCCAAAATAGATCCTACAGACGATCCATACACACCTTCTGGAAAGTGTAAATTTCCTCGGAACGATTCCAGAGCAGCCAATGCTCCTACGTGGAGACCACCACGAACTCCACCACCTCCAAACGCTAAACTTGAATACATTATTTGTTTCTATACGGGTAAGCATGCTGAAAGCTCGTGATGTATGGGAAGAACAAGAGGTACGAAAAGAGCAGAGAATGGCTGCTATGCGCCCAGTTCTCGCACAGCTGTACGCTCGGATTCGTCGTCAAGCGATTCATGACGCAAAGGCACCTTATATCGTGTACGAAGTTCCAACCTATGTATGGGGATATCCGTTGTTTGATATGAAAGAGGCACGCGAGTATTTAATCAAAACATTAGAAAGCTCTGGATTTCAGGTTTGGATTGTGGATGAAAAGTATCTGTTTATAACGTGGATGAAGACGCAGGGAGGTCGTGGTCCGAATTATCGTCCTCCTTTGGTCACCAATTACAGACCTATGCCATACGATGCTACCTATATGGGAGCAACGCAGGGGTTGCGTTAAAACGGATTTGAAATGATCTTGTTTAAAGACACCATGAACTGCAGCCATGGCGATATTGAGATCTCTGATGGCGAACATGTGTGTACTTCTTGCGGAACGATTCTTGGGCGATACATTGACGAAGGTGCGGAATGGAGAATTTACTCCAACACGGAGGACGATCCCTCTCGTACAGGCACAATTACATCCGAACTTCTACCAAACTCTTCGTACGGATCTATGATGATGAGAAAACGTGTGCCAAACCAATCTGAAGAATCAAAGGCAATTGCAAAGTTGTCTGCTTGGTCTTTCTCCAACCATGGAGAACGATCTTGGATGGGAATCTTTGATGCGATCCAAGCGACGGCTCTCCGTGCGGGTCTCACCAAAGCAATTATTCTGGATGCCTGTGGTCTGTTCAAGTTAGTGGAAGACGCACAGAAGACGAGAGGAGAAACTCGTCGTGCTCTGATGGCAGCAGCGGTGTTCACTGCTTGTCGTCAAAACAATGCGACTCGGTCACATGAAGAGATTGCGAATCTGTTTCACGTGAGCATTCGTGCGCTGTGCAAAGGGTTGGCTCGGTTCAGTGATGAGGAATCCTCAGTTCTGAACACACAGCTCGGATTGGCGGAACGTATGTGTGCGGATCTTGGATTGACGGATACAGACCGCGATAAGATTGTCAAGATGCTTCACGATCTTCCTGAGCTGGAACACACACCCAAGACAATTGTAGCGGGCGTTCTTTCGATTGTATTGGGAGGTCAAATTCCAAAGGTAGCAGAAGTATCGGGTGTTTCTACGGTGTCTATTCGGAAGATTGTGGAGAAGCTTAAGTTGGTTTAGGAATACGAACAATGGGTGGTTCTACAGGCATATTCATCTTTGAAAAATCGGGCTCACCATTCTTCCAGACAAACGCAGGTGGGTTGTTTGGAAGATCACGCAAGGCCTGACGATAGGCAATCCATTCTTGTTTGTTGGCAAGGGTCTCAAGATTATCAATCGTCATAACCCAATCGCATTTTTGCAGGCGAAGTGTTCGTTCATAACGAAGGCGTTTTAGTCCCCGATTCCTCTCAACGTCCAGACGTGCTTTACAATATTGTTCCCACGTTATTACAATTGGACTTACATATTCAATTTTCAAGAATTCTTCTTCGTTTGTTGGGTCAGTTCCTTCAATTACATTTCTGACATGGACTGCTCCTAGCGCATGAAGCACTTGGTGTGCAAAGTCAAACATTTTTATACTAATGATATTTCTTTTACTACTATGTAAATCCGTGAGACGTACAATGTATCGTCTCCAGACTCATTATAGCGAAGCTTGAATGTCGTTGCACCGCTGACCGTTGTATGGTACGTAATTGTACCACCTCCCCGTGAACTGCGGCCTACTGAATTGTTCGTATCAACTGTAACATACCAAAGCGCTAATTCGGTATTCGCATTGTCAGTTAATTTCACAGAAGCATTTTCAGACCCCCCAGATCCAGGATAATACGCTTCAAAATACACTTGAATAATGATTCGTGGTGACCCGGATTGTTTAGGTGTGTACGTGAATGTCATGATATCCGTATCAGTTGCACCAGCATATGACCCTCCAGCGTTTGATGTTGTAAAAACTGCAACAACGTTTGACGACCCGCGAATTGTTCCATTTACATCCAATTTATATGCTGGTGCACTTGTTCCAATTCCGACGTTTCCATTTGAAGCTATACGCATAAGTTCCGTATTTGCTGGGTATTCAAACGTAAATGCTGATGTATCATTTGCGCGGAATATCATTTTTGAACCCGGTATATCGTAAAGCATTTGGCAGTATTTTAGGCCACCATTTCCTAGAATAAGATCTGGGTAATTACCACCATACACACGCACACCATTGCCTCCGGTGGGCATGTTAATATCAAGCATTGTCTGTGGATCACCTGTGTTAATTCCAACTCTTCCAAGGTAATTCTGATACAATCCAAGAGTGGTTGGCTCTGTATTTACGTTTCCAGTGTAAAAGGCAAAAAATCCAGCCCCAAATGACAATCTTGACGTTCCTTGTCCAGTATTTGGAATTACATTGGTAGTGTTATTGTTGTAAAAATTATATCCCATATGGATTCCGTCTGCATATTTGGCAAATGCGCCGTATATGAATCCATACGAGTTTCCGCCCCCAACCACAAATTGTCTATAATTATCTGGAGCGGTTCCTAATTGGATATTTCCAGATACCGTGAGTGCATTTGTAGGAGTGGTTGTATTGATTCCAACCCATCCATCTTGACGCACATTTAATCCAGACGCCCCTGATCCAGTTATTGCAACATAGTTGCTCACACTTGCATCTGCAACATGTGTATACCGAATTCCACCATTGTTATTTGTACTACTGTTTTTACCTGTTATGTATGAATTGATCGTCCCTCCTGTCATATTGGATGAATAAACGAACGCTCCATTTGCACCACCTGTTCCTCCAACGGTAGTAAGTAAATACAACATACCATTTGCACTACCACTGCATATGTCTAATAAATATTGTGGATTGGCATTTGCAATTCCAACTTTGTTTCCATTGATACACAATCCATTGTTTCCAGTTAGCGAGTTTGTGCTTAACTGTAGGAAATTAGATGACGTATACAATCCCTGTCCTCCGGTAGCTGAATACAATTCCATAGTATTCGCTGATCCTTGGGGTCTTAATACGACAGATGCATTAGGTGCAGTAATATTAATACCTTCGCCTGATGTTCCAGAGGATATATCCAGTAATTTTTGTGGATTTGGGTTTCCAATTCCAACCCTTCCATCTGTTCCAATTCGCATACGTTCTGTGTTTCCGGGATTTTCAAATACCAATGGAACAGATGAAGCGCGAACTATATATTTGGAACCAACACCATCAAACAATAGTTGTCCACTACCAGCGGATGTTGGGGTTGAAAGCAAAACACTTGGATAACTAGTCGCTTGAACACGCATTGTATTTGCAGTATTTCCAGCTGAGATGTCCAACACATATGCTGGAGTAGCATTTCCAATTCCAACCTTATTTGACATAAAAATAAATCCACCAGTTGCAACATTTGGATCGCTTGGAAAGGTTACCATAGGTTCATTTGTTGTAGCAACCTTGTTAAGTGTAAAATATCCGTTCATGGTAAGATTAGCGTATTCGGAAGCAACACCAGCTGTACCTATTGTCAAGGATCCAGTTCCAGAGGATCCCACTTTAATTCCACCACTACTAGCACTAATATCCAGCATCGTAGAAGGTGCAGATGTTCCAATTCCAATCTTATCTCCACAAATTGTCATACGATTTACACCGCCTACCGAAATTCCCAATGCTTGAGTTCCGACACGATACAATCCCATAGACGTGTCGGTTAAAAAGGAAACACCCGGTGCATTGACTGTTCCTGCTCCACTCCTCATAAACCCATTGGATAATGTAACGCCGCCGATCGTATTGCTTTGATTGATGACAGAATTGCTAATCGCACCTGAGTATGCAATATTCCCACCACTGATGTCAAGTGTGCTTGGAGTCAATGCATTCCGTAAATAACCCGATACAATTGAATTCGTGGATGTCAATGTAGAAATATTACTAACGTTACTAGCGTTCAAAACAACTCCTCCAATGCTATTGCTTGACGCAGTTGGGGTTGTAAAGTTACTTGAGGTTGTTGTTGATGAATTACTAATATTCCCACCACTGATGTCAAGCCCACTGGGAGTCAATGCATCACGCAAATATCCAGAGACCAAAGCGTTCGTAGTTCCTAACGTACCTACATTGCTCACGTTTGTCGCATTCAGAACAACACCACCAATGTTGTTGCTAGAGGCAGTTATGGTAGTAAAATTACTGGATGTCGTATTAGCAGAATTACTGATGTTTCCTCCACTGATGTTCAATGTAGTTGGAGTCAGTGCATTGCGAATGAATCCAGGAACTATGGCATTGCTGTTGCTAAGAATTATACCGCCAATGCGGTTGCTCTGAGTATCATCGCCTCCTGTAATTTTTCCAATTAACGAAAGACCATTGGAACACAAATCAAATGCACCGGTTCCTTTCTCCAAAAGACGAGAGGGGCGAACTTCATTGTCCACCAAATACACTCCTCCAAGGTAATTGGACGTGTTTGTCGCGGTATTGCTAAAAAACCCTCCTGCTATGACGTTATTCGAAAGGACTAGATTTCCAGAACTCAAATCAAAGTTTGTTCCTGTGATTCCATTGGAAGCAGTCAATCGTGCGTTGGAAATAAACACATTTCCTACACGACTTTGTCCAGTTCCCGTGAATGCGAGGTTTCCCTGACTCATATCCATGTTGAACGTAAGATCGTTGTTGCGAATGTATCCAGGCACTGCGAGGTTTGTTGCTGCGATACCTCCTGCGTCAAAGGTTGCGCATGCGAGAGTTCCTTCTACGGTAAGATTTGTATATAAGATACTTCCACTTGGATCTAATTTCATAGAATACACTCCGCCACGTGCAAATCCAACATTTCCAGAGGTATCCCGAAAGATACCTGCACTCGCGTCGCTGGCGAAGGTGAGAGATGGGCGATTCTGTGATCCATCAGACAAAATGATATTGCTCGTTGCGTAGATACTTCCCGATACATCCAACGAATGAGTTGGATTTGGATAACGAATCCCCACATTCCCTCCAAAGTATCCGCCGCCACTGATGTCCGTTCCAGTTGTAAACGAAAGTGTTTTCGCAGAAATATCACCTTGAATCAGGTTTCCAATGTTCACCTTGTAGGACCCAGTTAAGATTGTGTCAGATGCGATCACGAAGTTATTGCTTCCAGTCACGAGGTCGTTGTTTCCGATGACAATGTTTCGAGATCCAACCACAGAGGTTCCTGCGCCAATCACGACGTCATTGCTCGCATTGCTGATTCCTTGACCAGCCGATGCGCCAATAAACACGGAATTCTGTACTCCATTGATTCCAGACGCAGCACCCACACCGAAGGCGACGTTGTTGCTGTTTGTTCCAACGGTTGTACTTCCCGCATTGCTTCCGAGATAGATGTTTCCACCTGTGTCGCCAAGTTGTGCAACACCTGCGGTAATCGCATCTGTATTCACTGCCTTAAGATTCGTTGCGACGACGCCCGCCGTGAATCCCGTCTCACTGGAATACGTGTAGACCGGTCTAAGCACGTTGACGAGCAGATTTTGAGAATTCTGCGTACTGCTCATTGTATATCATTTAGGTCTTTTCTGTATATAGTATACAACGCGTCAGGATGTCTTACACTTTGTTCCCCATTGCCAAGCGTGAAGAACACCTCTACAAGATGTACAAACAAGCCGTAGGATCGTTTTGGACGCCAGAGGAGATTCCGTTCCACAAGGATCTTCTGGATTGGGAGAAGCTGACCGAAAATGAGAAGCATTTTATCAAACACGTGTTGGCTTTCTTCGCTGGGTCAGATGGTATCGTCCAAGAGAACCTAGCATCTCGCTTCCAGCGTGAAGTGGATTCCCAAGTCGTCAAGTTGTTCTACAGTTTCCAGAATGCGATGGAAGGAATTCATAGCGAGACGTATTCTCTCCTCATTGATGCCTATGTAAAAGAGAAGGAGGAACAAAACAAGTTGTTCCGTGCGATTGATACGATTCCTTGTATTCGCAAGAAGGCCGATTGGGCATTGAAGTGGATTGATTCGCAAGATGATTTCGCTAAGCGGTTGGTTGCGTTTGCGGCGGTGGAAGGTATCTTTTTCAGTGGTGCCTTCTGTGCGATCTACTGGTTGAAGAAGCGTGGTCTCATGCCTGGCTTGACATTCTCCAATGAGTTGATTTCTCGCGATGAGGGATTGCACACGCTGTTTGCGGTTGCGTTGTATCACACTCTTCCAAGTGGCCTTCCTTCCGAAACCATTCACTCCATTCTGAGAGAAGCCGTGGAAATTGAGAAGGAGTTTATCTGCGATGCTCTTCCTTGTTCGTTGATTGGAATGAACAGCAAACTCATGAGTGATTACATTGAGTTTGTTGCGGACCGGTTGGCCGTCCAATTGGGATGCGAGAAGATGTATCGCACAGGAAATCCCTTTGATTTTATGGAGTTGATCTCGTTGGAAGGAAAGACCAACTTCTTTGAGAAGAAGGTGTCTGAGTATTCCAGACCATCCGACAGCGTAAATAATATCCGTCTAGATGTAGAAGATTTCTAATGAAAACGCGTCGCAAATACTCCAAATCCTACTGCCGCAAGACAACGTGTCGCAAGATGGGCTTTACTCAACGCTCCAGCTGTCGCCCTTATAAGAATTGTTTCCGCTCCGGTCGGAATGGTCGTTAGGAAACAGTCAATACATGATGACGTTTCCAGAAGGAGTCATGACCTTCTTATCACCCTCGGCAGAAGGAGACACGGGAACGAAGGTCTCCACAGAGGAAACCTTCAAGAGAACAGCGACAACCTGAACTGCCAAGAGAATAGCGATGATCACCAACGCATACTTGGCCAATGTCCAAAGAAGTCCAGACATACTTCCAGACCTCTTTGCGGCGTACGCACCAATACCAGACGAAACCATTGTTGTCACATCAAGAAAACCTCCTTTCTTTGCCATTTATTCAAAGCCACGAAGAAGTTTCGTTTGGAAGCCAGACAACTCTTCCAGTCCATTCAGTAAATGGAGTTTCTTCACGCATCGTTGGCACTTCTCGCATCTATGATTCTTGTTCTTGCGGGAATGGTTGGCTGGCTCTATTGGCAACAAACGCGCATTTTCCAGAATATGAACAGCATCATCATGGTCATTGGTGAGCTTGCTCGTCCTCCCCCACCTCCTGCCGTTGTAGAGGAGACCGAAGTACAACCTACGACTACAGAGACAGCTCCTGAACCTCAGCCAGAGGAAACAGAGGACGATCGTGTTTCCGTTGAAAAGGAGGATACTCCTGTGGATACGGACGGATTGGAGGGAAAGACCAAGAAGGAGTTGGCAGATATTCTTACCAAGAAGGGCATTCCTTTCAGCAAAAGTGATAACAAAACTGCGTTGATTTCCCTGTTAAAGGCAACCGCATAAGATAAACAATGAAAATAGTATCCTTTGACGTAGGATTGCGCAATCTAAGCTATTGCGTCCTAGAGGGGACTTCACGTACAGACGTCAAGATTTTGGATTGGAATATCATTGACGTTCTCGGTGAACAAGCTGGTGTTGGAGCAGCGCGTTGTCACAAATGCTCTGCTGCGGCACGATATGAACATGCGAGTGAAGGCATCTTCGCATGTAGTCGTCATACTCCTAAGAAAAAGAAAGCTCCAACCAAAACAGCATTGGGTAAGAAGAGTGTATCTGAACTTCAATCAGAACTTACAATGTGTGGTCTAACAACAGATGCTACAAAGAAACCAGATTTAGTGAAGTTACTTTACAATCATTACAAACAGAATACGTGGAAGAAGTGTGTATCTTCTGCACTTTCTGGTTCGGTTCTAGATCAAGCACCGGCTCTTATTAAAAGTTTAGATGCTCGCACAGCTTCGTGGAAAAACGCAGATTTGATTGCAGTTGAAAACCAACCCGAGCGTAGAATGTACGCAGTTCAGGCCATGATCCAAATGTATTTTTCAATGAAAGGTATGAAATGCGAAGGTGTGTCTGCTACGCATAAGTTATCAAACATTGTTACGGTTGATGATAGTGTGCGTTCGTATCGCGGTCGTAAGAACACTGGTATTCTTCATGCTCGTGCTCTTGTTCCGGCAGAGAACCAGGAGCATTTTGACAAACACAAAAAGAAAGACGACCTTGCGGACTCTTTCTTGCAGGGGTTGTGGGTCATGGAACACTTTCGTGCTCAAAAGTAATGGAAGTAATTACGGGTCCCAACGGGAAGACACAAGTTGCCAAAGAAAAGGACGGTGTCTTCTACGTTCTCACACACACATTTCACGATGGATCTGAAAACCATCCGGGAGAAGGAGTTGACAATTTGCAGGAAATCATAGAGAAGGACGGATACACAGGAAAGTGTCCTTTTATTGGCTGTGAAAGTATTATCTATCCAGAGGACATTCAGGGAGTTCTTCCAGACGAATTCTACCAGACATTCAAGGAACAGTTTGGTCAAACCAAGACAGGAGCAAGACGTCACACGTATCGCAATCGGAGGAAGAAGAGTCGGAAGAATGTAAATATTCTATCCAAGGGTTTATAAATGGCTCATATACGACCGTTGAATCAAGTAATTCAAGCGTACTGGGATTATTATTCACAAACAGCATCACGAGTTGCGAGAGGGACTATGGAACAAGTACGAGAGATTCTTGATTCTCCATGGTTACAAGCAGAAGTTGGAGGAGAGAAACGGCTCTTCAAGATGATGCGAATTTCCGATAATCGTGTTGGAACTATACTCCATGCAGCGATACGAACCAAAGATATGGAACGGATTACTGAAATCCTTCGCGAAGATCGTGGTGGTCGTCAGGCATTTAGGATCTACAAGCTCGATCGTCATCGAGATACACCGCTTCACACGGCAGCCAAAATTATGAATGCAGTAGAATTTGAAAAGGTTGAATTTCTTTTGCAAAATGGTGGTGGTGATGCTAGGCGTGTACGAAATGCGGCAGGACGATTGCCTTCAGAAGCGGCTCGTGTCAGAACAATAGCAGATGTTCTAACTCTCATTCCTGCCCAACCCGATATTCCTGCTATAGCACCTCTTGATTTGATGATTGGTGACGCTGCTCCTGCTGCTCCTGCTGCCCCAGTTGCTCCTGTGGTTCCAGCTGAACCTGCTGCTCCTGCTGGTGAGGTTCCAGTTGCTCCTGCTGCTCCTGCTGAACCTGCTGCTCCTGCCGGTGAGGTTCCAGTTGCTCCTGTGGTTCCTGCTGAACCTGCTGCTCCTGCTGAACCTGCTGCTCCTGCTGCCCCAGTTGCTCCTGCTGGTGAGGGTCCTGCTGCTCCTGCTGAACCTGCTGCTCCTGTGGTTCCTGCTGCTCCTGCTGCTCCTGCTGGTGAGGTTCCTGCTGAACCTGCTGCTCCTGCTGGTGAGGTTCCTGCTGAACCTGCTGCTCCTGCTGAACCTGCTGCTCCTGCTCCACCACAACCATGGATTCCAATTGTTGGAGATATACCGGTGGTAACAGAAGTATATAGAGCATATTACGATTCAATTGCAAATACATTTGACGAAGCGGTTCCGGATGCGAAACTCACTAGGAAATTGATGAAACCTTGGCTTCAACAGCAACTCAATGGAGAGAAACGTATCCAAAAACTTATGAGATGGCAACATCCTCAGTTTGGAACACTTCTTCTACGAGCAATTGTGTTTGCAGCTAGTCAAGAAAAACTCAGAAGGTTATTACGTCCAGAACGTGGAGGTCGGAAGGCATTTTTTATAAAAGACGAGGCAGAAGGTAATTATCCCTTGCATGTTGCTGCCGGGCGGATAGAGAACGTAGAAACAATGCAAGTTTTGATTGCCAATGGAGGAAAGAAGGCAGTAAATTTATTAAACAATGCAGGACAGCGAGCAAGTCAGATCGCAATCAATGCTGAAGTGAGAACCGCATTGGAGGCAGCAGAACAGGAAATTGCTGGACAACCGGCTGCTCAGCCCGTTCAAGCGTTTCGTATTGAGCGAGAGGATGCGGATATTGCTGCCTTTATCGCATTGAACAATGGACTCACTCCTATACCGCCAGAAATGCCTTGGATTCCCGTTCAAGGTGACGCCGCCCAAGTACGAGCTCAGTATATGGATAAATTTACGGATATAGAGCTCGCGACTCTCGCTGCTACTCCCTTTGAAACATTCCTTTCACATCTAAACAGCCCTTGGCTTCAACAGGAATTAAATGGGGAAAGACGTATCCAAAAACTTATGAGAGTTAAACCACTAGGTGGTAGACAAGTACCGCTTCTTAAACGAGCAATTGAAAATGAGGCAAGCATGGAAAAAATCCGAGAACTGTTGCGCCCAGAACGTGGAGGTCAGAAAGCATTTTTTATTGCAGACGCAAATGGTGAGTACCCATTGCATTTTGCTGTGAGTAGACGTCGCGATGAGGACTTTATACGGTTTCTCATTGAAAACGGAGGACGCGCTGCGGTAAATTTAAGAAACGCACAGAATCAGAGACCAATCGACAGAGCTCTAAACAATCGAGTACGCAATGTTCTTCTTGAAGCAGAACAGGCAATTGCTGGACAACCGCCTCCTCCAGCCGTTCAGGCATTTATGATTGTCAGAGAGGTCGCCGCTGCCCAGGCACCAGGAGCACCAGTGGCACCAGCAGCACCAGTGGCACCAGCAGCACCAGCAGCACCAGCAGCACCAGCAGCAGCAGAAGCTCCTATACCTGAAGAGTTTGGACCAATTCCACCACCACTACCATTCGTGCCTATACAAGATGTAAGAGAAGCTGCAATGACATATGGCGACTATAATGGCACTATTGTTAGAGCAATGAGATCTAATGATGTATCCGTTGAACTTTTTAATGAACGTCTAAATAGCCCTTGGCTTCAAGAGCAACTCAATGGTGTGCGCCGACTTCAAAATGTGTTGAATATGGGTGGTCGAAATGGAAATATTCTTGCTCTCGCATTGGATTCCTATGGAGAGAAGAGAACCGCTCGTACCAGACAATTGCTTGAACGAAAGATTAAGGAAATCCTTAGACCAGAACGAGGAGGCCAAGATTCATTCCGCATCCGAGATACGAGACCAGAATCAGGATCAACACCTCTTCATATAGCAGTGTTGCGGGTTACAAATCCTGAGTTTTTACGATATTTATTGGATCATGGTGGAAGACAGGCATTGAATATAATTGACAACAACGGACGCCTTCCAATTGATATGCCAATGACTGATGCAATTCGTGCAGTGGTCGTAGAAGCCATGGTAGGAGCACCCGATGGCATTCCACTCGATAGATTTTTGGCAAATCAACCTGAAGTTGCTGGTCCAATGGAAGTCGGAGGAGTCGTACCAGTAGAAGCATTAGGACCTCTCTACAAAGGATACACCAGAGGCGACGTTGAAGTATTCAAAACATTGTTTGAAGAACCAGTGGAATACGCTGCATGTCCAGTTTGTTTACAATATGTTCGTCGCGAAAATGGGTGTATGTATCTTCATGGCCATAATTGCAAGGAAGCAGATCGCCACGAACGCCTTTACCAACTCTACAAACAAACCCATGCAGGTCGTACCGAAATTATGTTTTGTACAGTGTGCGGACGCATATGCAGAGACGATCCAGAAGGAAGACATAGACATATAAAACTGACCGATGGAACGGAGACAGAGAGAGCAGATTACGCTCCTATGCCAGGAGGATACGCGCCCTTTGGAGACGATTGTAGTAAGAATGCACCTCATGAACCGCCAGGCAATCAAGGAGGCGGGGGTGTGCCTGAAAAGATTCACCGGTTCCAGCGCCTGCTCAACTATGCATGCGAACTTCAAGAGGATGTTGGAGTGAAAACACAAAAAGAAGTGAAAACTGACTTGGTAGAGCAAGTGTGGAAAGCACCCTCTATGAAAATCCGCAATCCTCAAGCAATCTTATCAAATAAGGAATTCAAATATCCTTGCGAGTTCCCAGTTGGAGAAGGACCTGCAGCACCTGTAGCACCTGCCCAATTTCCAGACATCGCAAGTCCAAATCCAATTCCCACTCCTGCCGAAGATAAGAAATGCTTTATCAATACGAATTTTGAAGACACATTCGGAGATCCACATGACGATGGACGACCTACATTTACTATGCCCCATAAGGTGGGAGAAGAGATTAAGGATCATGGAGGACAGCACATTTGCGGACAGGATCTTATTGCCGCACTACAAACAGGTGAATACAAAGGAACATGTCCATTTGATCCTCCTTGTGAAGGCCTTGTTCATCCCGCGGATATCAAACCTATTTTAGAAACAATTACGCAGGAGATGATTCCTGCAGGTACAGATCTTGAAACATACAAAAAGACAATCTACGAAAGTTTCTATACGAAGTTCTATGAAGCACACCCAGAGTTCCGTGTAGCACCAGCAGGACCAGGAGCAGGAGCAGCTGCGGCAAACGGACAGGCAGGAGGAGCAGAAGGGGTTTCTCTGATGTCTCCGATGATGGACGGGTTTTGTGAACTCCCTCCCAAGGGCGCACGCAGGCGTACCTATCGTAAGAAGACAAAGGGGAAGACACGGAAGAATATTAGAAAGTAAATACAATGGATGAACTCAAAGGAGTTGTAGCAGAATGGATTCTGACAAATGGAAAACTACCGGGATTTGATGAACGCTTAAAAGCAACGCTTCCTATGTGGAGTGTTGTAGAAAAGGATATGGTTGTATATCGTGGTCAAGGAGGAGTAATTACTCCAAATGTAAGTCCAGTTCATCATACGGAAATAGTTTCTGATGTTCGTCCTGTAATTGCAACATCATCTTCTCCAGAATCTGTAGTTCGTTACGCAGGTCAAGATTGCTGTATATATGCAATCAAATTGAAACCTGGAATTCGGTATATTGATGTTAATCGTCTTATCTCATTCATAGTACCAGAAGGTATTGGGAAAAGAGTAATCGGAATAAAGGATGCTGTTCTTCAAGATCTTTTAGATAGATGCCCAGTACCACCTACAAATAAGTTTCCCTCGGCTGCAACGACTCCCGGACAAGCAAGAAATGCTTTAATGCAAAGATGTTTCGGTCGTCACCGAGTAACCCCCGATGGCCTTGAAGTATCCGTTCCACCTGAGCTTGAAATCATGGTAGATGGGACACAAGGAACATTTCGTAATAAGAAACCAATTTGCCCGATGATTCATGAAACAATTACATACACAGTTGATTATGGATTAAAGGTCGGAGGTCGCGGTAGAACTTTAAGAAGGACATCCAGAAGAAGAAACAAGAATGGACGCGGATTTGCTCGTAAACCCTAAGGTGGCAACGGGTGTCGCCAACCTTGAAACAATTGATATTCCCACGATTACCTTTGAAGATGCCCCTGCTCTATCCGAGCCACCTGCACCCAAGTTGGTTCCTAGCTTTGACGAGGCAGGTCCCATCAAGTTAGATGGAATGGACAACTTCAACGCAGACGCTTACTCTACGCCTGCGCCTATTAAATCAGTACGTATGTCAGACGATGCCGTACTGAAGGAAAAGTATGAGATTCTGCGCAAGTTTGAACGTCTGTCCAAGCTCGGCGTTCCTATGCGCAAGCGCTTCACCATTGATAGTCCTTTGGACGAGATGAAGATGGAGTTGGAGTTCATCAAGCGTGAGAAGGCCATGGACAATACCATCAAGCAGTTCTCCGAATGGTTTGTAACAGGTATGTCAGGTATGGAGTGGGCATCCAAGAATGTACCTTTGGCACGCGCATTTGGTCTTCAGTTGGATGGTCTGTCGGAAGCCGCACAGATGAATGTTGTGGATCTGGAAGATGACTTTGAGGAACTCTATGAGTTGTATGGTGAAAACATGAAGATGCACCCGTTGGTGCGCATTCCTCTTCGTGTTTGCATGATGGTGTATATGGTTCACTTGACCAATCAGATGACTCGTAAGGCACCGATCCCGAACATTGATGAGATCATGCGCCAGAACCCAGACATTGCACGTTCGTTGGCCGCAGCTGCTATGCAGAACCAAACCCAGCAGATGCGCGGTTCCTCTGCAGTTCCTCCTCCAGCACAGGGAGGTAATCCTTTGTCTGGTCTCATGAGCTTTATGCAGCAGAGTGTTCCACCCGCACCACCTCCCAATCTGATTCCTAAGGTTTCTGAGAACAAGCCAATTCAAGTTGGAGTCATTCCAAAGAAATCAGCCATGAGAGCACCACCTCCTGCTCCAGCACCCGCACCAGAAATGAAGGCACCTTCTGTCAATATTGATGATCTTCTCAAGGACATCAAGGCACAGGTTCTTCCTCCTTCTGGACCTCCTCCACCTCCACCTGAGAAGGTAGGGAAGTCAGCTCTGAAGACCTCCAAGCCGGGATCCACTGGAAAGAATTCGGTCGTCATCAGGTTGTAAATCATTTAAACTTTATAACTACAAAGGTAGTATGGGAAAAATATATAAATTAGAGTGTGAAGATGGACATTATTACTATGGTTCAACACGGGGAGAATTGAATACCCGTTTTGAATTCCATAAAAAGGATGCAAAGACAAAAAGTTCGTATGTTTATCAGTATATTAATCAGGTTGGATGGAATAATGTCCGCATTGTTTTGGTAGAAGAGATATGCGAAGGTAATCGCAAGAAGGAAGATGAATATATTCGACTAGCTCTGAATGATCCTATGTGCTTGAATAGTAATATTGTTGTCGCAACAGACGATGATACGAAAAAGTGGCAGAAAACATATCGCGAGAAACATAAAGAACGTGAAAAGGAACGTGTAGCAAAGTGGCAAAAAGAAAATCCTGAGAAGGTCGCGGCAAGACAAAGACGTTATGTGGAGAAAGATCCCATAGCATACAAGGCAAGACAGAAATCTTGGTATGAAAAAAACAAGGTTTCTGTATTGGAAAAACAGAAGATATACAAAGAGGCAAATCATGAAAATGTGGTTGCATATGCCAAATCTTATTATCAAAAGAAAACCAAAGAAAATTCTCAGATATCAAGTGGATAGTATTCTTATTCGTTATATGTGACAACAAATCATTTTCTCTTCACATGCATTTTTCACCAATTTGTCTACAATATGTATCTTTGGTTTAGGCAAATAATAAAGGTGTCTTTGTATCGTAAGCGGGCTGGTCGGCCTTTGACGCAACGGCGTCGACCTTTTTAGCATTGGTCATTCCTTCCCGACTCCGAGCAGACACTCCAGTTGAAATGATGATGAAGGCAGCTGTCAATACAATAGACGTGATGATGTCACGTGTTCCTACAAAACAAACAGCGAAGATGGCAATCCGCCTCAGCACAAGGTTCCGAGAATATTCTTCCGGGTTTGTGCTGAATTCGTCTACCAAATGACGTGAACCGATATTCAACACAATCATCATAATACCCAAAAAGAACTTGTTATCGTTGAGAGCTTCCATTGTTTTCACTCAAGATTTTAGAGAGGAGTTGGCATAGACGCACTTCCCGCACCAGGTTGAACTCCACCCGTCACAGGAGGAGCTGGAGGCGCAGAAGATACCATTGCCTGAACGGCACTTGGAGTGGTCATAGGAGCAGTGCTTGTCACGGGACCAGTAGAAACTGCTGGAGCAGTCGTTTCAGGAGCACCTGGAATAGGAGCAACTACGGCAGGAGGAACTGGAGGTTGCATTCCAGAGGTAGGAACGCATTGCTTGGTTCCCTTCTCCCCACCATCCCAACTATATCCATTTGCGCAAGTACATGTCTTCACTGTACCCACCTTTCCTTCCGCATTTTTACATTGCTTCTCTTCCTTGCTCCAGATGTATCCAGATCCTTCGCAAACGCATGTCTCTTCCGCTCCCGTGAACATTTCCCAGACATTCGTCTTGGCACACCGGATGTAGCCGACCAAGAGCAACAATGCGATGACTGCGCTCACATACTTCCACACGTACACAATCACAAGAAGAGCGGCCGCCTTGCCCAGAGGGGTTGCCAGAACATCCTTCACAATCTGAAATCCAGGAGTAAATGCGAGATAGGCGACAAGGGCAATGATAATTCCCCACTCAGTGTTGCGAGAGAGCTTCATTTATAGTTTCTGTCATATTTTTCTATGTTTCTCTAAACAATGAACTACTCTTCTCTTGAAGATGTATATGGAACTCCATTTCAACAACGTGCTCCTGTCACACATCAGCGGAAAGATGTGAAGGAGGCACCCATAGAAGATGTTATGAAAAATAAATCAAAAACAGCAGTAGAATCCGCAGTGGAATCTGTGAAGTCCTCCATTCAATTTGATACGAGCCCAGAAACTGAAAACTTTCGTGTTCAAGTCCCTCCTACTCGGAGCGAGACGGTTCGCGAGAAGTTTACTGCTATGTCCTCTCAGCCCGCAAATATGGTCACTGACTTTGATCAATCTGAAAAGATCTCCCGTATTCTTCGGCTGATTGAGCAGAACAAGACGGGCTATGAACGCCCTGCGACACAGGACATGATTTTGTATATCGCAACAGGTATCTTCTTCCTGTTTACATTTGACACATTTGTGATGCTTGGTAAGAATATGCGGAAGCACTGAAGATCCGGGTACCTTCAGGTGCCTTAGCGCACATAATTCACTTGATTCAACCGAGTTTCAAACGAAGAGAAATCGGTAAATCCATTGTCCAGAGTTTCAATCTCAAACGTAAAACTGTTCTCACTGGTTCCGAATGTAATCGGAGCATTGAGAACACGACCAGTCACATCACCGTTTCCCGCAGATGACGCATTCCCAACGTGATACTTGAGAGTAATGTGCATGCGATCCAGAGTTCCAATGGGAGGAGTATAGCGAACAATGTTCTCTTCGTCTACATTGTCGTTGTAGAAGATGGTGTACGTGTTGTTGGTTGTTCCAGATGTAATGTTAGGGTTGGAGATGCGAGCAAATGTATTGTCTACAAACCCTGCACGATTTGCTCCATATGCCGTCTCATCAATCTTGTTCAATCCTTCAATCGAAAGGAGAACGTAATTGTCTGCAAGACCACCAGAAGGCGCTGCGATGATGGCAGACTTGAGGCGCACTGAAACTACGTTCTCAAATGGACGAGGGAGATAGACGACATAATCTCCAGGATCCGATGTTGATGCGCCTGCGTTCACCTTCACATATTTGGTTGGGTCACGATCACGAGAATCAATCAAAATTGTCTTCTTTACAGTTCGCAATTCACGTACTGGCTGAGACGTGCGAACCAAAACACCGTTGCGGTCAAAGTTCATCTTGTTCTTATTCTAGAGGGGATTTTTACCACTGCTTTACCGTGGTGCTGAGTGTCTGGAACATGAAGTTTACTTTGGTAAATCGTGTAATGACATTTGCGCTTGTCGTGATAGGACCATTCGTAATAAGATAGCGAGTATTCACCGTTGTGGGGGCTGTTAGGTCTCCTTTAAAAATCAAAGATTGAGGACTTGATGTGTTTGCAAAGATCGCAGCAAGTCCTGCGGTTGCTACAGGTGTTGAGGTTGTGTCTTTCAAAACGGCGTAATTGTATCCAACTACAGTGGTCGGAAGATCTCCTCCAATCTGACTAAAGTTGGAGTAAACATTGGACGCCGTATTTCGATACAACTGCATTCCAGTATGCCCAGCTGTCGCATATCGATAACACATCGCATAGACGTAACTGTTCGCAGGGATTGCTGGACAATTGGCATCCGCCTCGTTGGTTGCTATAAACTTCGAGAACGTCCACCCTGATTGGGGAGTCAAGTTCAATTGCGCTGCTGTTGTTGCGCCGAGAGACGTATTCGCAATATTGGTCTGAAGCGCAGAATACTCGGTGGACGTTATGCTCACCCATGTTCCATTGGCTGCAGATCTGTATGCCGATATACTTGTGGTCAAGGATGCGGCAATTTGATCAGTCCCCTGACGAAACAATCGAAACCTTCTCTTCGGTGAATACATTATTTCTTCTTCACTAAATCTTTATCGGCCGTTCTATACGTCTTTCCTTTGAGGACAAACGAATGAACACGTACCATTCCCCACGCATGTTGGGACGCTCCTGGACGATGACCGGTTCTCCACGCTGCCATTCCGCGATTGTAGACGGTGCGCAATGTTTTGGTAGGAACCTTGGTACACCGTGAAATCTTTGGTAAGGTTGTGGCGCCAGGACACTTCTTGTGAAAGCGAGAGGTATAGGAGGAACGGCGTGTGCGAGCTCCCTTGTCCGTCTTCCAAGGTGTATACGCACGAGGGTTCTTCCAGGACATCCGCGTTCTCAGTGTTGCGTCACGTTTGCGTTCTAGGTTCTTTCGTGTGGAAAGTCCCTTGTAGTATTTAGAGGGCCAATACATTGTTTTCCTGTGCGTTAAAAAGTAAGAATGGCCGAAGCAGCAAGTCAAGGAGGCGATAGTTCGGAAAAGGTTCAAATTCACTGGACAGTGAAACTAGAAGAGTATTTTGCATCTACAGGTGAGAAGGCCCATTGTTTGTCGTGGGTCCACAAGCAGTCGGAGACCATGTATAGCAATCGTCGTACTTGGATTGATTTGCCGGTTATTATTGGATCAGGCGTGATTGCATTCCTGAACGCCGGCTCTCAATCCTTGTTTGAAGACCCTCGTGTGTCGTCCGTTGCTCTCGGTGTTGGGTCTCTCGCAGTTGGTATTTTGAATACCATGGGAACCTACTTTGGATGGGCCAAGCGTGCGGAAGGGCATCGCATTTCCTCTATTCACTATTCCAAGTTGTATCGCTTCATCACGGTTGAGTTATCTCTTCCACGTGAGGAGCGTATGAATCCACATGACTTCCTGAAGTATGTCAAGGACCAATATGATCGTCTCCAAGAAATCAGTCCTATCATTCCTGCCAAGGTCATCCATGAGTTCCAGCAGAAGTTCAAGAACGAGACCGAGATCAGCAAACCAGAAGAAGCCAATGGTTTGGAAAAGATTACCGTCTATCGTCGCTCCGACGAAGAGGAAGATCCAGGTCGTCCACCCACTATCAAGCTTCCCTCTGCGCAATCGACTCCAAAGTCAGTTGGTCCCAAGAAGTCCTTTGTGAAGACGAACCCAATGTACAATCGGAAACGGCAAGATAGTTCCGAGGAATCCTCAGAAGATGAAAAACCATTTGTGCCTACCCTCAAAGCCGTTCAAGAGGTAGCACAATCGGTGAAGATTCCAGAAGCACCCAAGGAGCTTGAGCGCCCTACAACACCAGACCAAGTTAAGGTATAAGTTTCATCATCGTGACAGATTAGTTCCGCTTCTTATACAGAGAATTCCGCTCTTGAAACTGTCGCCGAAACTGAGGATCAACCAAGTCCAGAATCAAAGGAGG